AAATCACCGTGAGCCGTGATCCATGTTAAAAACTTTTTGGCGCTTGATCGCTTGTCCGTTGTTCATGGATCATGGCGCTTGCGCATTTTCACGTGAAAATTCTAGCTTGTGCCTTGTAAAATAAAATAAAAAATAAAAATTTCTTAAATTTTTTTGGGGGTTTGGGCGTGGTTCAAATGCTACTTATCCCAATTTCCTTTATCACGCCCCCCAAACAATGAGCCGTGAACCAATGCTCACGGCTCAGGAAACTTTAATAATTCTGAACTATTAATTTTTCAGAATTAGGTATTTTTAAAACGGTTGTTTTATCTTGTAATTCATCAAGCGTTTTAACATCATAATTGACTTGAACATCTTTAAAGCTGTCAAATTCTGTATATTCACAGCAAAAGCAAATCGGATCAAATTCTAGCTCTTGATCCGTGTCTTGTTCATATTGGGTCAAATGATCATATAAAACGGTCAACCCGTCATAACTAAAATTTTCGGGTCTAATCTTTTTGAACTCGTTTTTAAAATCAAACTCATTCATTGTTTGTTTCATATTTTACCGTCCTTCATTATCCTTGACATTATATTAAATTTTGATATTGTCAAGTCATAACAAATGGAGGACAATATGAAAAAAACAAATAATGACATTTATGTAACTTTAGGTTCTGGCTACGGTGAGTTGCCAGTATCAATTTACATGGGTGGAAATAGTGATCAAGATAATGTCAATAATTTTTTTAAATTATTACATAATGATCGCAATTATCGTGAACAATTTTTAAAAAATTATTTACTTTGTAAAGTTGTTGACGAGCAACAAATGCCAGATGATAAAACGGTCTATGTAAATGAGGACAAGTCTTTATACATAGATAAAAAAAATAAAAAAATTCGTTTTAATCTGGTTGAGGACAACCCTGAAATTTGGGCTAATAAACCACAAATTAATTCTAAACAATTAGAATTTAATTTTAATTAATCAATACAAGTTTAGTACTCCCTTGACCCCGCTAAGATTTTCTTAGCGGGGTTTTTTTATGCGTGGTGCGTGGTTCATGGTGCCTGGTTATTTAATCCAATAGAGGTACCAAAGCGACACCAAAAAATCAAAGTCTTTAGACCGCCATCCCCCCTAAATCTAGATAGGGATCCTAATGTATGTATATATATGCTTGATTTATACAGCCGTGGGGGTTAAAAATACTTTTTGGTACCATATGAAAGAAACCATTGATAAAATAATAGATGAAAATAAACTTCCTGCAAAAGTTCAACACCCGTATAGAATAAAAAAATTATTAAGCAAAAGAGAAGATATTAAAGAAAGTATTAGAGACGATTTTTTAAATTTTGTAAAATATGTTTGGCCGGATTTTGTAGAGGGGTCCCACCACAGGCACATCGCAGATAAGTTTAATCAACTATCCCGTGGTGACATAAATAGATTAATTATTAACATGCCACCCAGACATACCAAATCAGAATTTGCATCATACTTGTTACCAGCATGGATGGTGGGCCTTGATCCAAAACTCAAAATAATTCAAGCAACCCACACAGCAGAACTTGCAATTCGTTTTGGTCGTAAAGCAAAAAATTTAATTGACTCTAGTAGATATCAAAAATTATTTAAAACTAGATTACAAGAGGATAGTAAAGCAGCAGGACGTTGGGAAACTGAACAAGGCGGTGAGTATTTTGCAGCTGGTGTTGGCGGAGCAATAACAGGTCGTGGTGCTGATCTATTAATCATTGACGATCCACACTCAGAGCAAGATGCAATGTCCAAGGATCTTTTAGAAAAAGCATACGAGTGGTATACATCAGGTGCTCGTCAACGTTTACAACCCGGTGGTAAAATTGTAATCGTTATGACAAGATGGTCTACAAAAGATTTAACAGCAAAATTAATTGCATCTCAAACAGAGGCAAAAGCAGACAAGTGGCACGTGGTCGAGTTTCCGGCAATCATGGAACACGGACCAGTGTGGCCTGAATATTGGAGCGTTGAAGAATTAGAAAAAGTAAAAGCAGTTTTGCCAAATGCAAAATGGAACGCACAATGGATGCAAAACCCAACTTCTGAAGAAGGTGCAATATTAAAACGTGAGTGGTGGAATAAATGGGAAAAAGATTACATGCCAAATATTTATCACATCATACAATCATACGATACAGCTTTTACGAAAAAAGAAACATCAGATTATTCTGCTATTACCACATGGGGTGTTTGGTACCCTAACGAAGACTCTGGAGCAAACCTTATGTTGCTTGATGCAATCAAGGGACGATATGAGTTTCCTGAGTTAAGACGAGTGGCACTAGAGCAATATAAATACTGGCAGCCTGAAACAGTTATTATTGAGTCTAAGGCAAGTGGATTGCCATTAACTCACGAGTTGAGAAAGATGGATATACCTGTAACTAATTTTTCACCTAATCGTGGTAATGATAAATTTACTCGTGTGAATGCTGTTGCACCTTTATTTGAATCTGGTATGATATGGGCTCCTGATGAAGAGTTTGCTCACGAGGTGATTGAAGAGTGTGCTTCTTTTCCGTATGGAGATCATGACGATTTGGTTGACTCAACTACACAAGCGATCTTGAGATTTAGACAAGGTGGTTTAATTGATCACCCAGAGGATTATGTAGAGGAGATCAAAGAACAGAAAAAAAGGACATATTACTAATGGTGAAAAAGCTCACTACCACAACTCCACCTTTGCGTGGACCCAATCCACAGGGGTTGAATGTTCCGTTAAAACAAGTTAAAACGATCAAACTGGAGAAATTAAATGGCAAGATCAAAAAGAAACAAAAGCAAAGTTTATCTCAAAAGAATTAATCTTAAACCTGGAAAATTTAGAAAAGATTTTTTAAGTTCAGAGGAGAGAAGAGGGAAAAGAGAAATAGCTAACCCAAAATCATTTGATTATAAAAAAGGTGGTCTTGTAAAAGGTTTTCCTAAATTAGCAAAAAAAGGATTTTAAATGGCAGAAATAGACAAGTCGCTTCCCAATCAGGTAAGAACCGAAGTCGAAGTACCATCTGAAGAAGTCGATGTTAAAGAAGAAGTTGTAGAAAAATTACCCGTAGAAGTAACACCAGAAGAAGATGGTGGTGCAACGATTGATTTTGAACCAGGTGCAATTAACATACCTGGAACAGAAAACCATTTTGATAATCTCGCTGATATTTTACCAGAAGATATTTTAGACCCTCTTGGAAACGAGATGGTGCAAAATTACATGGATTATAAAACTTCCAGAAAAGATTGGGAGCAAGGATACATTCAAGGTTTAGATCTTTTAGGATTCAAATACGAAAACAGAACAGAACCTTTTCAAGGAGCATCTGGCGCAACTCACCCAGTTTTAGCAGAAGCAGTCACACAGTTTCAAGCACAAGCTTACAAAGAATTACTACCGGCAGAAGGACCAGTCAGAACACAGATTATCGGTGTCTCTAGTCCACCTGTTGAACAACAATCGCAACGTGTAAAAGATTACATGAATTATTTATTGATGGATCAAATGCAAGAGTACGAACCAGAGTTTGATTCAATGTTGTTTCATTTACCACTTGCAGGATCTACATTTAAAAAAGTTTACTACGATCAACTTTTAGGTAGAGCTGTTTCTAAATTTGTACCAGCAGAAGATTTAATCGTACCTTATACTGCAAACTCTTTAGATGATGCGGAATCAATTATACATACAATAAAAATATCAGAGAACGATTTACGTAAACAACAAGTTAATGGTTTTTATTCTGATATTGAACTTGGCCCACCAGGACCAGATACAAATAACGATTTAGAAAAAAAAGAACGAGAATTAGAAGGCACTAAAAAAACTGGTAAGCAAGAACCAATGTATAATATTTTAGAGTGCCACGTAAATTTAGATCTTGAGGGATTTGAAGAAGTAGATTCTGAAGGTGAACCTACAGGAATTAAGCTCCCTTACATAGTAACCGTAGAAGAAGCTAGTAGAAAAATATTATCTATTAGAAGAAACTATAATCCTGACGATCTAAAGAAAAGTAAAATCCAATACTTTGTCCATTTCAAATTTCTTCCAGGACTTGGATTTTATGGCTTCGGTTTGATTCACATGATTGGCGGATTAAGCAGAACAGCGACAGCTGCTTTACGTCAGTTATTAGATGCAGGAACCCTATCTAACTTGCCTGCTGGATTTAAACAAAGAGGAGTGAGAGTCCGAGACGAAGCATCACCAATACAACCTGGTGAGTTCAAAGATGTGGACGCACCAGGTGGTAACCTGAGAGAAGCATTTTTTCCACTACCATACAAAGAACCATCAGCAACACTATTACAATTAATGGGTATTGTTGTAACCGCTGGTCAGAGATTCGCGGCTATTGCTGACATGCAAGTGGGT